TGTATACACTCTTGATAACTGACTTGGCGAGTTCAACGACATTTCTTTTACCGTCACCCTCAAGTCGTGCTAGGGTTTTACCGTCTAAGTTTTTTACAGTTACACCCACGGTTTCGGACAACATGATATCATTTGACTCTGGAATCTCTCCAGACAAACCGATTTTACTAATGTCAATTGAAACTGGAAAACTCTTGCCGCAAGATGAGCATTTTCGTGTTACGTCAACAGTTTCACCAACCGATCTAACTCTCATAAGAATAAACAAATGCTCTACATCGAAGAACGACAGGTCATCTACGTTCGTATCATCTACGACACATGAGCGAACTACACGATCAACTAAATCAAAAACTTCCTCACCAGAAATAGACTCTTTTGCCATCAACATCATTTTTTCTTCTTTGACCAAGAAAGGTCTAAAACGAACGCTCTTTCCAGAGGGAATGGTTGTGGTAAACTCCGGTGTATTTAATTTTGGTAATGCCATATCAATCCTTTCTCATTATGTTACTGGCAGTCTTGAACTCACGCCTTTATTATCTTGCATGTCAAGCAGACTAACATCACCTTCCATGCTGGTTTCTCTGATTGGCGACATGTAATAGTATGAAAATGTCACATCAAAAGAAGTAAGATTATTTGACTGTGAGCCATCAAACTCGAATCCGCCTACACTCTTTGGGAACGCACCAATAAATTCGTAAACTTCATTTGGTTTTTGGGTGTCATTTATCTCATTCAATAAATCAACTTGAACTTTCCATGCGTATGTGTCTGCGTATTCAAACCGACCAAGTTTTGGATTGTGTATCGCGTTCATCCACCGCTCAAAAAATCTTTTAAGTTTTTGATTCTTGTCAGATAAAAGAGACATGGTAAAGTTTTGATTATAATTTCTTTGATAAGGTGTTTCGTAATCAATTCCTCTAGACTTGTTTGTATTTGTTGAAAAATTGACTTCTGGGATCGAAACTTTAGTGACCCGTTGATCTAGAGTTTCATAAAAATCAGAGTATGTCGAAAAGTCTGGTCTAAAACACGATGTCCAGATTCTTGACCCATTCAATGATGGATAGATCCGAACAGCGTAACGATGACCCTGCTGAAGTCCATGTCTGCTGATATTTGAAACAAAATCATTGATATTCATACAATTTATCTATATGAGTTTAACCTGATTGTAGGACTTTTATGATTCTTTGAATTGAGTCTAAGTGAACCACCTGTGGAGTTGCCTTTCTAAAGTTCTTCTCGAACAGTTCAGATGTCTCTCCAAACAAAATCTCCTCCCATAAATCTTTATGAAACTCGACCGCTACTGGACCCATTCTTTTAAAATTATAATTTTTTATGGCAGGGGCGAGTGCCGCTCTGGTGACTCTCATTCTTTTCATAATGTCATATCTAACCAGTGACCTTGGGAAAGTTGAACCCTCGTTAGTCATTCTCAAAGTTAAACGATCATACGCAATTCTTCTTACCCTTTTTGGTAAATAAAATAAATTTACACCATTGATATATCGTCCCCTTACAGCGAGTGTTAACACTGGTGGAAAAATGTGATAGTAGGGGAGTTCCGTCAATCCGATTGGCGTGACGTATCGCAAAAGGAATAATCTGCCATGACTTACGATGCCTTTTTGAATTGATCGTGGATTAACTGCTTTGGTGTTGTTTTCGTTGATTATCTCGTTAGAGCCTTTAATAATTTCATTCACCCTATTTGAGATTAGACTAAACGCTGTTTCACTTTCCATAAATCTCTTTCTCCGTCAAAATCTTAAACTTCCATCCATTTTTGTCACATAGGTAATTCGCAGCATCCCATTTTGCTTGATTTACAAGGTAACGGTTTGCTTCATTAATAAACCTTTGTGTCATTCTTTTTGGTTTTTGGGGAACTTTTGTTTGTTTGAGCGGTTTCACCTCGATCATTATTGTCTCGATCTCACCACTTTTATTTTTGACTTCAACGATAAAATCTGGATAGTATCTGTGTCGTTTCTTATCGACAGGGGACACATATGGTATTGCCATTTCCTCAGAAGCCCATCGCAATACATTTGAGTTTTCGTCAAACTTAATCATACACTTTCTCTCCCACAGAGATCGGTAAACAATCTTTGTTGGATCGCCCATATATTTACTTGGATTCTTTGGTTGGAACTTGCCTCTATACGCCATACATAATATTTAGGAGAGTATATGACACAGCCAAGCACAACAAATCCGAATCCAGAGCAAGATCCTCAAAACACGACGGTGAGTGGTCAACCTCCGTTAGAGGCATCAAATCCCTCTCGTTATGGGGTGGGACAAAATGAGTTATACTCTGATCGTGCGAAAACCAGAAATGATTCTAGATTTGCATACCGTGGTCCAGATTTATCATATCCTAAAAATATTCTTGATATTGTAAATGAGAATACTGCGGCTTCAGCACAGGGAACATATATCCAATTCAACGTGTTTAAAAGACAATCCCAAAGAGCGGATATCGACACCAGCGTGAGTGCTGAAAACCCATTGTTATTTGATGTGGGCATTGGATTCTTTGATGAGAACAATCAAAGAACAGGTGGTCTTGATGCCGGTAGAGCAATCCGCCAGTCAAACTATGCCTTCGGTCAAGTCTTAACTGGCAGCAACCAAGTGGCAACAAATCTTCAAGACGGTGGTGACAAATTTAATGTAAACGCTGTCAAGGCTGATCAAACATTTTTTGGAAATGACGGTTTCTTGGGATACAATGACTTTGCCACTGGTGGACAGTCACGACAGTTTACACCAGATCAACTTAGAAAAAGGCAGAAAACCGTAGCCAGTGATATTCGACTATCAAAAGCAAGTGAAAAACTTGAAGAAACCATTCGACTTTATATGCCCGGAAATCTTACGGTCAATGATAGCGTGGAGTATGAGGAAACCACCGCAGGGGGATTCAATGACATCAACGAATTAATTGCAGGAAACGCCGGTGCATTGGGTGAGAGAATTGGTCTTGGTGCAGTTAATACGATTTCCGGAATGGCGGGAGCCGCACCGGGGATCGGGGGTGATGATGCAGCAAACTTCTTGAGAGCAAGACTGGGTATCGCACAGAATCCAAGGAACGAATCTTTGTTCAAGGGAACAACGCGACGGGCTTTCCAGTTTGCATTTACCTTTGCTCCACGGTCACAAGAAGAAGCACTGATTATGATGAACATCATTGAGGCTTTCAGATTCCACATGATGCCAGAACTCTCTCTCGGTGGTAATATGCTTCTCGCACCACACGAATTTGGTATTTCTTTTATGACTTTGAATTCTGAAAGAACCGCTGACGGGACGTTTAGTCGAGCGACTGAATTTGTTGAAAATAAAAATCTTCCAAAGATTGGTAGAGCATTTCTTGAAAGTGCGAACACTGAGTTCGCTCCAAACGAAAGATCGGCGTTTTTCTACGACGGCATCCCCACAGAAATTAAGTTGACATTAAACTTCAAGCAAGCATTCTTGCCCAACAGACAATTTATTCTCGAAGGATTTTAATAGTGTATTTCAATAATTTTCCAAACATCAATTATTTGAAAGAGGACGGGTCGCTATCCTCTGTAAAGGACATCATTCGTCGTGTGATTTTTACTGATGAGTCATACTTCAATGAGTCAAACTTTTTTCAATATAGAGTTCAAGACGGTGATACGCCAGAGTTGATCGCTCAAAGATTTTATGGTGATCCTGAATTACATTTCATAGTTATTCTTTATAATACTGCATTTGACCCATTCTACTCTTTTCCTCTTTCACGAGTTTCATTTGACAAGTTTGTTGAGAAAAAGTATTCCGGACAGGCTTTATTTTTAGGAAGCGTTGACAATGTTTATGTTCCATTTTCATCTACATCGGAGTCATTAAATGAAGGTGATTTAATTACCACTACTAGAGATGAACCAATTTACAATGGATCCATGACAGTGGAAAAATTTAACATTGACACGACTTCTGCACAAATTAAAAAAATTGATTACTCTTTGTCAAAACTTGAGTTGTTCAATCAAAGCGGAAAATACTTTGAGTTTGGAGATAAAATTGCAAGAAGAAGCACAATCTTAGATACCTTCCGTGCCAAAGTTGGGAAGGTTGTTCAGTCACGTTTTGCTCCCCATCATTTTGAGTTCAACAATCAAATACTGAATCCGCTCGCCACTGCACCCGACGCGAGCGGAGTGCAACAGCCACTAAATGGGACTTCAGTTACATACGTCGATACCATCTTGTATCGTTATATTTTTAACGACGTTGATACTTACGTTAAGACAAACGAAGATTACGAATATGATTTGAACGATGCCAAAAAGCAAATTAGAATTCCGAAGGCTGATTCAATTCAATCACTCGTAAGTGAATTCAAGAGAGCGATTAGGGAGGGCTGATGTCACAACCAGATGATCGTAATTACATGGTTCGTGAAGACGATGTGATCGTCGATGATGTTGTTCTTGAAACAACTGTTGGTGGAAAAACATCAATCTTAGGATCAGTCAGTTCTATCGGTTTGTTTGAGGATATCTTTACACCATTTATGACAGGTCAACTTGTTTTGGCTGACGGCAACAACTTGACACAGAAACTTCCTATAAATGGTAGGGAAATCATTACGATTTCTTACAGAACGCCACTGAACGGAAACCGGAAAATTGTTCGTATGAGAATCTGCGGTCAACTATCAAGAAGCAAAAGCACCGAATCGAGAACAGATTTACTTGAACTTAGACTTATTTCTGAGATGGGTTATGAAAACAACTTGATTAGATTTAGTAAATCATTTAAAGGAAAATACTCTGATATTGTGACACAAATTTGTAGAGATACTTTCTCTGCTAATGTGCAGGTCGAAGAAACAAATGGCAACGCCGTTGTTGTTTTTCCTTTCATGCACCCAGATCAGATGATTTCACAAATGGCAACAGATTCGATCTCTGTATTCCAAGATAACAAAATTCAGGCAGCGGGATATTGCTTCTTTGAGACTGCGAGTGGCTTGAAGTTTAGAAGTCTACACTCGCTAATGAAACAATCACCTGATCCAAGAAAATATTATATCAACTCTGAGGTGCAACGTAAAGCAGAGGACTCAGACAATCTTGAGTTTTCAACACACATCCCTCGAACCGTCACAGTTCCTCGAAACTTTGATAGGCTAAGTCAAATCGAAAATGGTGGCTTTTCAAATGTTCAACATTTTTATGATATTACAACAAAAACATGGGGTGCGACAAAATTTACTTACTCATCTGACTCAGACATATCATTATCAGATGAAGAGTTTATCAATCCGATTATTTCAATCAAGGAGTCTGAAAGTTTCATCCCATCAAGATACACGATGCTTGAAAGAACCACCCAACGTCACACCGACGTTCCGGAGAGTGATTTTAGGTTTGGCACAAGTAAGTTTACTCGCTCAAACTTCACTCTTTACGATGACACCCAAGTAAAAATTAATGTGCAGGGCGACTCTGATCTTGAAGCAGGGAAAACAGTCAATCTTTTCTTAACAAAAAATGATGTCGATCCGATTGTCTCTCAAGAGGAAACCGATTCAAACCTCAGCGGTGTGTTTCTAATCAAAGGTTTACAACACCGTTTAATTTTTCCAAAAGATGGTTCAACAACAATGAAAACCTCAATGAACTTAGTGAGAAACTACAAAAATACACCAATACCTACGGAGACTACTATCAATGACACCGCATCCTAACATGGTTTGGTTTCAAGGCGTGGTGGAAAACCGCAACGATCCTTTGGAGTTGGGACGAGTGAAGATTCGTTGCCTTGGATACCACACATCCGACAAATCAAGTTTGCCAACAGATGACTTACCTTGGGCAACTCCGGTTCAGCCGATCACATCTGCTGCGATGAGCGGTATCGGAACGACACCCATCGGACCCGTCGAGGGGACATGGGTTGTTGGGTTCTTTCGTGATGGTGAAAGGTTCCAAAGCCCAGTGTATTTTGGAACACTCGCCGGTATTCCACAAACAACTGCAAACCCAGAGCAGGGATTCAATGACCCAAGCGGCGTGTATCCGCTTGAAGAGTTTGTCGGTGAGCCAGACACCAATCGTCTTGCCAGAGGAGTCGAAGAGGGAACGATTGTCGCTGCGAAGAAAAACAATATTGATGAAGCAGAAGTCCCAGACGGAGAGGGAAGAACATTAAAACTTGAAGAACCACAAAGTGAGTATGCTGCTCAGTATCCATTTAATAAAGTTAAAATGACAGAGAGTGGTCACATCGAGGAATGGGACGATACGCCCGGAGCAGAGAGAATCTCAAGAAGCCACAGAACCGGAACATTTGAAGAAATTTTCCCGAATGGTCAAAGAGTTTTAAAAATTGTCAACAATAACTACACAGCAGTTTTAGGTAATGACACCATTCATGTCCAAGGAAGTTCGAGTGTTGATGTGGATGGTGATGTGAGGATATCTGTCGCCGGAAACGCTTTCGTAGACGTTGCCGGAAATATGGATCATCATGTCTCAGGTAACTATGATTTGAGAGTGGACGGAAATGTAAATATCTCTGGTGGAAATGTAAAAGTTGAAGCGAGTAGAATTGATTTGAACTGAGGTAAAAATGTCACAATACTACAATACACCATCAACTCCTGCACCAGCGTCATTGCCATCTACACCGGCAAGAACCTCTACATCCACTCAAACGACAAGAAGCACACCGACTCAGCAGCAAAGAGGAACCGAAACCACTGAGACTGCATCACAGGCACAACTTAATTTAAGAAACAAAGACCCGCAGAATCTTGGAAACCTTGGTAGTGTTAGAGTCAGTGAAATCACCAACCCAACAGAGGACTCACTGAAAAGTCAACAAAACTCAAGGGACTTTATTGACTCTGCTCGACAGGTAGTGAGTGATGAGGCTAGACAATATTTCACATACCTTGAGAGTCGTGGAATTGAATTTGGCATTTTTGCGGAAGAAATATCTTACTTTAGAAACTTCACCGACAGCAAAGGGAATCGTGGATCATACCCTGCCTTTGAAACCGCAAGAAAGCATTTCGTCACGATGATCACTCCCGGCAGAACCTTACATGGCTCGCCGACTCCTCTTACAAACAGTGATATTAAACTTGCTCACCCTGAACTAACGGACTCAAAAATTAATACAATGAGAAACACCTTTAGCACGAACTCAACCAAGCGTGCATTTAGTTATCCAATTGAAGTGAGAAAAGGTAGTCTGACAACTGATGAAATCACAAAACTAAGGGCATATGGATCTGAATTTTATTCTTATGTTAACTCAAAGTCTCCGTTAATCGTGAGACAAAGGCAACAATATCAAGCACCATTTTATAGAAAGCAAAGTCCAAAGACGGGAAACTCTCCACAAACTTTTACATCCCCAAACCAACCAGCAATTGCAAATCCGGGTGACTTTTGGTTCGATACAAATTCTTCCACACTATTCATTTTTACTCAAATAGATAATCAAGTGTATTGGGTGGAGACATAATGGCAACTCAAGGTGCAGCAAGAATCGGAGATCGTTGTGGTGGGTCAATCATATCGTCAAGAGCATCATCTGTTTTTGTGAACGGAAGATTGGTTGCCACTCGCGGAAGCCAAGTCTCTCCACATAGCGATCATGGCGCGCCGCCCATCGTCACATCTTCTTCGAGTGTTTTTAGCGGGGGGATTGGAATCGCAAGAGAGGGTGACAAAGCGGGATGTAGTCATACAATATCAGGTGGATCAGGAAACGTGAGGGTAGGATAATGGTCAGGTGTTTACCAGAAACAAAAGCGGCTAACGTAGCCCAACAAAATCCGATCAATGCGTATACCGCACTGCAAAGTAATTTTATCAAATTTCCAGAGGATGTCGGCTGGGATCTCACTGACGCAAATCTTTTTGTAAATGAATGTGTTTACATTGATAGTTCTTTTTTGGAGGGGGGTCCGAGATACGGTAATTTGGATCAATACTATTATAGAACGACTGAAGAATGTCAGAACACACTGGAGCAAAAAATCGTCGCAGATTTTGGTCTTTCAAATGATCCTAGAAGAGTTTTACTCGAAGACCCCGACACATTAATTGTCTTTCATCATAACATTGAGTTTCAATTATACCTAGATTTGATAAGTGCGCAAAATCAACAAAGTGGATCACCCGGCGATCCTTTTTATGAGTTAAATAATACGTTGGCTGAGGCACAGATTGGAATTGATGCTTTACAAAACACGGCGTTGACCTTTAATAAAATCATTGAAAACTTTTTTGGTCCAAGACACCGCAGCAATCTATACAATCAAAGTGTAAGATTTTGGGATAATGACAGAACGTTCGATGACACTTATGATATTGTAGACGGATCAAATACCATCGTGAGGCTGATGTTCGCCTTTCAAAAACGCTTGCAGGTTTTGTTTGATCGCTTCCCCCAACACAGAATTTGTATTTACATTACAGCAGGTGCAAATGAGTTGGTCCCTGAACAGGCGAATCAACAAAACTCCGGCTCAGATGAGGCTGGAAACTTATTATACTGGGACACAGATAAGACTCATATTCATTTTGGTTTGAGAAACATGCTCATGTATGCAAATCGAATCGGACCTTATGGTAACTCAGAGTCGGTCCATTATGTTCCACCAGAGGATGGAGGTCCAGAGTTAGTTAAAAATTGTTTGACTGACAGTAACGATTCAAATCGCCATGCCTTTCCTATCAGTAAACTTTATCTTGACGGAGCGTTAGCAGACTGCGGAAATAATTCAACGTATAATAAAAAAGTATTCTATGCACAGATTAATGACATTTTAGATGTTGGTGAATTCACTGTCACCACAACTGATGATTCTGGTGAGGAATCAGTAATTAGCATCAAGGATACGCTTTGTCCAAACAACGAATCATTTATTTTTGCCCACCACGTTGCCTTGACATACGATGACCAACCAACTGCAATTGGTTGCAGTTTAAATAGGGATATAATTCAAGATCAAGTAAACATTATGAAAACTTTGATCGAGAAAAGACAAGACACATACAACAACATCTTCCTATGGTCATCTACAGAGGCGGAAGATGTTGGAATGTATATTCCAGAGAGAGGCATTTTTGTCCCCACTGTTAATGATACGAATGGAGGAGGAACAGAACCGGGAGGTCCGGGCGGACCCCTTATTAATCTGGAACTTTTTAATATTAGTGGTTGCGATTTACCGCCTCTTCCACTTCCACAAGATCAACTTGAAATTATTGAGTCTATTATCAACGGTGAAGCATTTAGAAGTCCAGTCGAAGGAGTTGTGAACGAGGTTCTAGGAACGGTCGGTGAAGTAGGTGATGCCATATTTGAAGCGATTGACTCCGGCTCTTCGATTGAGTTAGGAACATACACTGATGAAAATGGAGAGACACAAGTTCATTCACCAACCACACTTCTAAATCAAGTCGTGGTGAATGTGACCGCAATCTCTGAGGAATTCCAAGACCACGCATATCGTCTATCCGGTGCGTCAAATTATAGAGATGGCTTTGAAGCCGGAGGTAGCATCGGCGATCTTCCGGGTCTTGTCGGGCTGCAAGCGATTGCACAAAACTACAACAATGTCAAGAACTCTATTGACAGGGGAACCTTGGGTGAGGATTTAGTTGATCATTACTCGCCTTTCTTCCAAAGTATTTTAGGTCCGGGCGATGAATTGTATGATTCTCTCAACGCACTCTTCAAGGGAGAGTATAGAAACTTTATCAATCAGTTTCCGATTGAAGATGGCAGGATTAATTTTAGCGAGGCAACCCAAGCACAACTCCAAGAACTAAGATTGCTTGCGGACAATGCCTTCCAACTTCAAATTAGTATTAGAAATCTTATCGACTCCGACAATATCAATTACTTCGCAGCAGTCGATTACCTTTCAAAATCAACCCTTGGCTTCTCAGTTCTGACCATGCTCGAAGATCCATGTTTTAGTCAAAAATTGTTATCTCAAGTGGTCAAACCAGATTTAAAAGGTTTATTCAATATTGATTGATAAATAAAGATATGAACAGATATAAAGACTTAGATTTGAATATGACAATGAATCCGATCACTAAGGATGTCAATTTGCTTCTTGATGTCGAGGCTGTCAAGCGATCTGTTCGTAACATTGTTTTGACTAATTTTGGAGAGAAAAAATTCAAACCATTTTTTGGTGGCAACGTCATTTCCAGACTTTTTGAAAATCTTGATCCCATGACAGCACAATCGCTTAAAGATGGTATTTCTAATTCAATTGTTCAAAACGAGCCACGGGTCTTTCTCAACGACGTAAAAGTTAGACCAGATTTTGACAGGAATTTATTTGATGTAACTATTTTGTTTACTGTCAGGAACAATCCCGATCCAGTCATTCTTACATTCTCATTAGAAAGGGTTAG